AGCCTCTTGGATCCTTTCTCTCTCCCTGGTCAGGTTCTCCTCAGAATAGACGCTATCCATGATGTCACGCACCATTAATGCCCTCGCCTTGGTGTCTGCCTCAACGGTCTCCTGAGCAAACGTGATAGCACCGGTCTCCTCGATCCTGCTGCCCAGATGTTTTTCCTTGATCATGGACTGCGATACCATACCATTCAAACAGACCACGTTCATCTGAAAAATGCGCAGTTCCAACAGTGAAGCACCGAAGTCGCTGTTCCTGATCTGTGCGCCAAATACGGTAAATACGATACCATTCTTCTCTGTGGGTATCTCCACCACCCTGGGCAGGATCACCTCTGCAAAATCCCTCAGCTCTCCATGGTTGGCATCTACCAGCACGCTCCCTGCTTTCTGTGCTGCTGTCAGGAAAGCCATAAATATAGCTGCAGTATTCAATCGCTTGTACTTATCACTCAGCACCGCCTTGGCAGTATCATTGACCGTCCGCACCAGGAAATTCTTTTTCGGCACATTCTGGGTGTATGCGTTCAGCCTATCGGCAAATACCTTGCGCTCCCATTCTGAACCGGAAGCCTCACGCCTCAAGTCACGGGCATTGATCCCAAACCTGGTAGCCAGCTGATAAACTGCATTATCGTGCAGCTTGAAGTGTTGCGTTCCTTCCAACGACTGAGGCTCAGGCCATGTAATCTCGACCTCATTATTGTTGGTGAAATGCAATGAACGGGTAGGGATCAGGAAATCGTTCAAGTTCTGCCCTGTCCGCTCGATGTGTTTGATGCTCTCCACGATGTCGTGGCTCTTTCTGGCCAGCTTCTCGCTCAGCCTTCTTTCTAAAATCGCTTTTTCTGTACTCATTGTTTTGATTTTTGGTGAATAATTAAGGTTGTGGGTGGCGGAACCCCGATGTTCCGCATCAGGATGGTGATCCTGACCGCCCCAGCTGCTACCCCTGGCGCACCCTGTCGGTTTTAATCGACTTTATAAGTTTCCAATACTTCAAGCTTGAAAATTCCATAACGCTTGTAAGCCATCCAGGCTTTGTGGTGCAAGTCCACCTCATCCTTAGCTATGAACAAGTCCAGCTGATCAGGGTGGCCCTCAACGAATTTAAGGTTAACAAGATACTTTTCCATGATAGTGATTTTTAAGGGGTTACGTTTCGCGGTAACAGTTGGTCTTGATCCCGTTTGCATCGTGGCTCCTGCCTCTGTTACCTTGCCAAGCCGATCACTTATCACATGCAGAGTGTGCCTGTTTTTCTTCCTGCGTCCTGTACAGGCCGATAACTCTGCTGCTTACATTTCCTCCTTGACTGTATGAAATAATTGAAAATTGACCTTTAGGCTCCCCACATTGCACCCCCTACATTCACCTGGCGGTTTTTCGGTTCCTCAACGACTTTACGGCTGCGCCTCCTGCCGGTCAATCCTAATGCCTCAATGAACAAACTGAGAACAAAATACACCTTTCGACACTAATAGACAATACGTGACACAATATTTATAAACATTATAAAGAAGTGATGATCAGGCGTTTGTGCGTATTCGTGATGTACAGGCACATGCGCACGCGCGCAGGAACCGGCTGGCTGCTGAAACATTACCGAACAATCGAGGACTTCAGGAAACACCGTATATTCAAACTTTAACCGGCTTCTGATATTACCATACCACCCGTTCGGAGATAATCTAATTCCGTGAGTCTCAATCCGTTAGGATATATCAGAATCTTTCGTATTCAGGCATAAAGAAACCCCCGACTTTTGCCGGGGGCTACCTAACTAAACCTTAAAATCAGATACATGGGATGTACGAACAGCGCTAAATTACAGCTTTTTCCTGGGATAAAAAAATCTTGAAACTGCCCACCACTTGACGCAACCGGCAAGACGTTCGGACAGAGTTTTTACCTATCGGCTTCGCATCTGTCCGCCTGGTGTTCCACTCATGGATCAGCACCTGCCGGTCACTATCCGACCAGCTCTTGCGCTCCATGAACTTGAGAAGCTCTGCTGTTGTCATTCGACCCCGAAGTGTTTCTTCAATCCGAGGTACATACCCAAGAATACGGCTGGCTTCACCCGCCAGGTATTCCATACCGTACCGAATAGATCATTGTGATCCTGCACAAGCTGACGGTAATCATCCGTGCCGACCACAAATTCCGTGACCTCTTTTTTTAGGTAAGCAGGTACCTTTGATTTGGCCTCAGTCCTCTTTGCGCTCGTTGATTTTCGAGCTTTCGGCTGAGCCTTGGGTTTCGCTGCTGCCCTGGTTGTTGATGCCGATTTTTTGGCACCTGTCGTCTTTTTCGTTGCCATGATATTTTAAGTGTTAAAATTCAAGTATAGTAAACGCTACTGCAAATATAAGGAATATCACCCTGCAGAAAGTCACTCCATGCGTAGGGATCCTTTTCAATGTCTTATCCCACCAGCCAACATCTCCCACATAGCTCCACTTCTGCCCCTTCGCCAGATTCTTAATGATGTCAAAAAAAGCCACCCTGAAAGCTACATACGGAAATATCACTATCCACGACTCCATGAGCACACCAGCAATCAGCAGTAAAGGCTTCTCAAACATCTCGACAAAGTGTCCTGCATCGCCACTGCCTTTCTCATTTAATCCATCAGCAACAGCTCCGATTATAACAGATAACGTTAACAATGTAATGTAAACAGCCGGCATTAGTTCCTGGTTGTGTTTTTGGATGCAATAAATCGACCCTCCCAAACATACTCTGGAATATCCTTTCTTAGCAAATCATGGTAATAGTTATGTTCATCGACCTGGTGAACTCCATGCAAAGTTACCTCGTTATTGTTGACTCCACCAACAGTTAAAGTTCCGTCTGTTGTCCTAAGTCGAATAACAACAGCGCTTAAAGGGTCTTCGGGCTTGTACTTTACTTGCATTTCCAGCTCAACCCCCGACAAATTAACGGGGTTGCCATTAAGGTCGGTGACTGAATATGCTCCCTTCCGGGCTAATTCCGATCCAGGATAATAGCAAATATTTAATGTGGCAGGGCCGTCTGTGCAAGTTGGCATATCAAGTAAGTTTTAAAATTCTTTTATCCGTCATTCCATTCTGCAGTGTCTATCCAATCGCCAAGATCATTCCAAACACCAGTTTCCAATATCCATTCAAGCGCGATAAGAATTACCCTATATCCATTAGAAATTAGCTTGGTTATTAGATACCCATTATCATTATCGTTTGATACTTCATATTTAATAGCCGATGACGAAACCAGATAACCCATTTTAATAAGTTATAAGTGGATCAATGCCATAATCGCCATAAGGCAATTCGTCCCCTTCTATATTAGAAGGATTCCCATATCTTAAAAGCTTAATCTCTTTATTGTCAGTATCAACAACAATAAAAGTCAGCATGTCCTTTGTCCCTGTTTCTTTCTGCCTGGTATACCCAGGGGAGCTTGAACTCAAAGACGGGATTTCAATATTATTGTATTGATTGCCATTTATTGTAATCTTACTAATTATTGGGTAATGATCATGTCCGCAAAAGTAACTAACAAACACCCCATTAAATCCATTAATCGTAGAGAAATCAACATTCAATGAAAATTCAAAATCGGTTGTCGTGTCATTCATTACAACCGTTCCTTGCTGTGCAAAAGCATCAATAATATTCTGAACAGCCTGTTTACTTGTATTGTAAGTAGATGCGGTTTGTAAAAGCTTATGTCCAAATATTATAACGTGGTAATCCTCGTCCGGTAAGTTTAAAGCCGTTTCCGCAAGCCACGTTAATTGTGCTTGAGAGTAGTTTATGGCGTTTTGAGTGTAAGTATAATCCGTCCCATCATTAACCTGGGAAACGTCATTTTCATCAAGCACAATTACCCGAACTTTAAATTGGTCGGAAGTAGTTGGGCCGGACTGTACATAGTCTTTATAATAATAATTGGCATTGCCAGAACCCGCAACAACATTATTAACATTGGCAATTATGGGGTCTATCAATGATGTGCGTAGTTCTGCCTTGGACATAACCGTGTCAACGGCATCCCCGTAAAGCGCATTCATGTCATGGTTGCCAATCGCAAATAAAAGGTCAACGGCATAGGCTGCGCCTATAACAGCCAATTCAGCGTATCTATCTTTAAAAACTTGTTTGTCCGGGTCTTCCCTCATAAAGTCACCTTGCACCACCATAGCATGGACTATCTGTTCTGGGTTAATATCCGAGTTCCTTTTATCCCATTTTATCAGTTCAATAAAAGTATTGGCCCTGTCCAAAGCATCTAAATCCCAGTGCATGTCTGGACCTGAACCAATAACGAAATTTGATTTCATGGCTGAAGCGGCACCGGTTTGTGGGTCACGCCTACGAAAGAAAGCAGGAATACGCTGAAGCCCCTGCATGATATTACTTAATTGCCATATCGGTATATTAGCCACACCCGAAGCATACAACTCAGTGAAGTTATCATTGATTGCATTTCTGGCAACCAGTCCAGAATCGCCATTATTTATTGTGGTCTGCGCCATTATGTTATTACCCCTTTAGAGTTTGAATCCATGTAAGCCTCAAAAGCATCTTGGAAATCACCACACTCAGCAGCAGTTAATGCACCCCCCATGAAAAACATTGATAATTGTCTGTTTGAAGGTTGTGCTAATCCAGACCCTATCGTATTTATACCAAAAATATAAACATCGCCATTGCCCACGCCATCCGAGCCAGCGTCATCTTGTGTTTGTGTTTTATTCTCATAAAAATATCGAGTGGGGCTGTTTTCTCGCACAGACGCCCTGAAACCAAGCGCACTTGTGACTGATATAACTGCTGAATCATTATCGTTAACCCTACTAATCATTGAATCAGTAGTGCTTCTTAACCCTATTTGCACATCATTATCCGCATCATTTAGGCCGGCCTCTATTGTGGACGCTTTTTGTCCATCTGTCCTTGAATATAACCCAATGGAAGCGGAGTCTTGGGCGTAATTTGTTGCATCTGTGGAAGGGTTATAGTTAGAATTTACGTAAGAATTTGCCGCATCACCCGCTAACCCCTCTAAAGAAACAAACGGCATTGAACCACCACCAAGAACTATTGTTGCATTATTCGTTCCTGGGTTAATCCAATTTATAAGAGCCTCTGAAGCCGCATTGCTTTCTTGTGCAAACACGTAGAATACATCAAGTTTCGCCCAAATACCATCAGCAACTAACGCCCTGACCAATATATCTTGTGCTGCAGCAACATCAGCGCTTGGTTTGTTGGTCATGGCATTATAAACAACCTGGTATTCGGGAGAATAGTCTTCGGAAACAACACTGACGTTGCTGAAATTGTCAAATGGTGTAGACGTATAATCATCCATGAATATCGCCAGGTCGTTATTTGTGCCTGTCAATACCAAATCAAGACCTTTCTTGTCTGTTGCGGTCGCCCCGGATACATCCGACCCGCCAGAAGCCACTAAGCCCCTATCTCTACCGAACAGCCTGATCTTATTCTGGAAATCCAAAGTCCAAATAACCCAACGGCCTTTTTTAAGGCTATTTAGATTAGCAAGGTCTGCCGGCTTCACATGAAACAAGGTCATGGTGATCGTCTGTGTTAGAAACGATGTTCCGTTCTCTTTGGAAACGGTTGGGGTTTCCTCAAAACTTCCAACATTATCAACCATGTCAAATTGAAACAGGTTTATTGGAACAGCCCCAAGGTCTGTAATTTCACCGCCACTTTCAACAATGCCAGTCAACGACGCAAAGTCATTGTATTTTGTGAAAAATATGGTTTTAATTCCAGCCCGTCCAGTTTGACAAGCACCCAATAAACGGCCATTCGTTAAATCGCAAGTCATATCTTCAATTTTTTAGTTGTCTCCAATATACCAGGCTTTACGCTCGTTAGGCTTAGTGTAGCTTTCCAGGTTTAGCCCTCCTGAATAATTCGTTTTTTCTGGGCTTATCTCACCGCTGACATATTCCAGATATTCCGGATAGTCTGCGCTGTTAGCACATAAATGATCGATTAGCCTCTGCTTGTAGAACTCTCCCTGCCCCCGGCACATCTCAGACAGCTTGTCGATGTCTGTTAAGCTCACTGGTGTGCCATCATCTACGATCCTTTGTATAATACCACTATTCACAACCTTGATGCCCCAGAAAGGCAAGCCTGTATAGCATGCGAACCATATCACGACACGCTTTATGAAATCGTTATGCAGGGTCAGGTACGGATCAGCCAGACTGTCGGCTGTTAAGTCCGTCATGATCTTCTCATAGAGGGGCTGACCAAGCACTGGCTGTACCCATTTATCCTGAGCAGCCAGTAGGTGAGGGGTAACGTAATCCCAATCCATGTCGTCACTGATCGGTGCCAGCTCCTTAAAGGTCTCCTCTCGTACTATCAGTATCTCGTCCCTTGCCATTACGTCAGATTTTCATTGGTTGTCGTTGCTTTCTCATCTCCCAAACTATCGACCACCTCTGTCGGTGTCTGTGAAGGGCTCACCGTCTTGTCATTCTCAAGCCCCTCGTTTGGTAGGAACTGCCCTTTCGGGTTTCTCTTCCTGAAGAATACCAGGCGGTGCCATTTATGGCGACATCCGTAGCTACCTTTGTAATCCCATATTGAATAGATACCAAATTCCGGATTAGCCTGCTCGCTCGTCATCGTGTCGATGTCTTCCTTTCGGTAGATGTAGTTTAAGTCAAGCACTTCTGCACAGAAGTCCCTGTTCTTGTCATCCCTCGGCCCCCTGTACTCGTACCGGATTTTATACAAGCCACGGTCAAGATAGCTCGGGTCTTCAGGATCGCTGGAAATGTTCTGAAAAGCATCTGGGCGCAGCCTCAGCTTCACACCCTCAGTTGTCAGCATACCGTCATCCTCGATCAGCACCCAGCCCTCAGCTTCCAGCTCCTCCCTGCTCTCGCCTTTCTCCTTCAAATGCCTTATTATTGGAATTATCAGCTCCTCCGTTATTACCTGCTCGCCCTTCTTGCTGAACTTCGATTGCTCGTCCTCAGTGGTAGCCTCCGCATCGTCCTCATCGCCTTCAAGCCATTGGCTCGGCTGCAACGTCTCGATTGTGGCCTCCACAGGCCAGTTGTTCACCTTGAATATTTCAGACAACTGCTGCAAGATGATCTGTTGCATCGGAATGACGACCATTTTATTCATCAGCAACGAACTGCTTTCAAGCTCCTCCGCATTGTTTCCCAGGCCCGTGCTTTCCCTGATCCCAAACAACAAAGGTGAGGGTACACGGTGTGCGATCATAATATTTTTCGATACCTCTGGCATCAAATCCCTGAATCTGCGCTCAATATTCGCTGGCTCATGGGTGTCGAACGCTACCTTCTGCTCCTGGTTATTGTTATACACGAATACGATCTTCGCCTGCTTCTTGCCGGTAAATTTCTGCATGAAATTGCGCTCGATCCTCGCTTTCTCCTCCTGTGGAGGCTCCCCGTTGAAGAACTGAACCACTGAACTCGGAAAAAACCCGTTCTCAATATTGTTCAGATGAAACTCACCTATCCGGTTATCAAGCAGTATCCAGTTCATCCCTCCAATATACGAGGGGGTGCTATAATAATACTGGCTCGGCCTGTACTGCTTCACGAACATCATTTGCTTCGCCTCCGACCTGTCTGCTGGATCGTAAGCCTTTATGCGCTGAGGCTTGAACTTTGGCTTACGGTATTGAGACCAGTCCCAGGACACAAAGTACTCATCGATTTCATTGGTTTCCTCGTTGACCTTACCGCTACGTACCTGCTCAGCCGGTGTGTGGTAGACCTCAGCAAAACGGGTGCGTGCCTTATTCCAGATCACCGTCCAAGTGAAATAGCCATGTAGGTACAGATCGAACGCTGTCTTGCCGATCAAGTCCTCCAATGTATCGCCCTTCCTGTTCACCCTCTTGCGCCAGGTCTCCACCTCAACGATCTTGCTATCGAACGTCACCCCTTCGCCCGCTATCATCTGCACAATACCATTTACAAGGGCCATGTGGGTGGGGCTTTGTAGCCATGCTTTGATCAGCTCGTTCGGAAACAGGTTGTCATCTCCATAAGTAACAAAAGCCTGATAGCTTTTCTCGCTGGCCACCGGAAGCTCGATCTCCGAAAATGCCTGTACAGATATTATCGGGTCTTTCCTGTCCGTGGGTTTGACGGTACTCTTTTTTTCCTGTGCCATAGAATTTATATCAAAACACAAAGGAAGGGACGCTTGCCCCTATCCCTTGCGTCAGGTCAATCGTGCCTGTTGGTGATCCTTCTGCCTCATTAATAAGCCGGTGTTACAGTTACGCCAGCGAAATTATCAAACGGATTGGTAGTAAAATCCTCGAGGAATATGGCATAGTCGTTCTCCTCAGCCATAAAGGTCATGTCCAGACCCTTCTTATCTGCTGCAGCTACACCACTCGTCTCGCTACCTCCATTCGCAGTACAGCCGTTGTACCGACCAAAGACCCTGATTTTATCTTGGAAATCCAAGGCAAAGATTACCCATCGGCCCAGCTTCAGGTTGTTCAAGTCTGCCAGGTCTGCCGGTGCAATACCAAACAGCGTCAGCGTCAATGTCTGTGCGATATAGGATGTCCCATTATCTTGGTTCGCATTCACCGCCTGCTCGAACGACCCTACATTATCAGCCATCTCAAACCTGTGGATGGTGATTGCATCCGTTCCGATGTCAAGTTCACCGCCAGATTCAGAAGTGCCTGTCAAAGCAGCAAAATCAGCCAGGCTTGCATAGAACAAGGTTTTTATCCCCGCTCTGCCTACCATACATTCGTCTAATAGGCGTCCATTCGTTAAGTCACAACTCATATCAGTATGAAGTTATGTTAAGACCAGAACCGGCACAGAAAAAGCAACAAGCCGGTCCTGATCAAAACTGGTGAAAATTACGCGTCAGCGTGGAACACTACTTCCTCGAACCAGCCTACCTGCACACCCATGGTGGCATAGGCAGCAAAGCGCACATTGTCGCTTAAATCGACTTCGTGCATATCCTTCAGCTGAACTTCATTGAAGTTGCTTACGGACTCGGTTCCGAAATACAGGTTGCTCTTATGTGAAAGCACCATATTGGATGCCTCCATACCTGGGGCAACGTAAATAGGAATACCCACAAAGTTGAGGGGCTTGTCGCCAGCCTGGTACTGATCCATGAACCCTTGGTTCGCCAGTGCCTGCTTATAAGCTGCGGCACAGTTGGGAGCTACCCAGAAAGCAATATCGGGAGCATTGAACCAGGACTGAGCAGCTGCAATGTCATACATCGCACCCAGCTGAGCCACCACCAGGGCAGCGGTCACCAATGCTGGGGTGGTCTTGTTTCCTGCTGCTACGCTGGCAGTAAACTTCTTAATGAACCCATCGATCAGGGTATAGGTGGCACCTGCGGTGTCTCCCTGCCAGATCGAATACTCGATCTCCTGACCTACATGGCCCATGATCTCCTCGATCACACTGTCCACAACGTCCTGCGCCAGAACCCTGTCTTGACCAGTGCCCATGCGGATGCTCGACCAGTCAACGTGCTTGAAATCTTTCTTACACATCTGCAGGTTCACCTCGAATGCTGCCGGGGTCAGGATCTGCTCATCAATGGTTACAGTACCAGCAGGCGTAAAGTCACAGGTGGGGGTTGCGATGAACCCTGAACCGGCAAGCCTACGGATGTGGTATGCTTTGTTTACATCGTCCTTGACAGTCAGGTTCTGAACAGAATCTGCTTTGAAGAACATTTTATTAATCAACTCAGTTGCGGCTTCGCCTACATAACTGGTTGTTAGTGAGGTTGTTGTTGCCATAATATTTTAAATTAAAGTTTTTAAATCAGATTAAGATGGATCAGTTGCGGTGATCGAGCCAGCTGCGCTTCCAAGTCCCTCAACGTACCAGTTGGTTCCATCGCATTCCAGCCTGATCTTGTCACCTGAAACAGCTGTACTCGCAACGAAGTTGATCTGGTCTTCGTCCACGGCAGCAACCAACGCTCCATTAACAGTCAGCACACCGCTGATATTATCGCCCTCTGCACTATCAACGATCCATGCAGTAGTCGGTGCGGTTGCACCTACGATAAATTCAAAGTTCACACCAGCTTTCAGAGCTGGCAGGGTAATGGTTCCACCACCGGCAGCATTCATGAAGATCAGCTTCCCTGAATCAGCAGCGGTCAAAGTGATGTCGTCAGTGACGACCTGCACATTCCTAAAAATGCGCTCCGGATTATTACTATAAGTTGTTGGCATAATTTACGTTTTTAAAGTTTTTACTTGCTCGCCTCTTTCTGCTGACGAACATACTTACCAAGCCCGACAACAATCTTCCTCTTGGTGTCTGCGCCTTCAGGATTTTCGTCCTTATTGTCGTCACCAGGCAGGTTGAACTCCTCACGCATCTTCGAGATGGATGTCTCAAGGCCCTTGAGCTTCTTGTCAGTGTGGGTCTTGAAGTTGGAAATGATCTCTGCGAGACCTTCAATGAGCGCATCGATCTGCTCTGCTTTCAATCCATCGCCAGACATTTCTTCATCGTCCTCAGCATCGGCTTCTCTCAGATCGCCAGCTACACCGTCCTCAGTAACTACGAGAACCTTACCGTCCGCCAGTGTGTATTCACCTGTTGGTACCGGCTGCTCCTCGCCATCGACAGTATGCGTGATCTCGGCTCCGACCTCAAGGGTTTCGCCCGGGAAATTGATTGTAACAGACGCACCGTCTGCATTGGTCGCCTCAACAGCTCCGAACTTATCCTGCTCGGCTCCTTCGCCTTTATCATCGTCCTCGGCTTGCTCTCCCTGTTTCGGCAGGGAAAATTCGCCAGGCTCCTGAATAAGCACGATCTTACTGTCACTATCGACCTGAATTTTGCGCCCATCTTCAAGGACATACTCGCCATCCTGAATATTATACTCAGAACCGTCCTCGAAAATTCCGATAAGCTTCTCACCAACAGTAAAGGTCTCATTCTTTACTTCGATATCCCACTTTGAGATTTCAGTGATGATAGCCATTTTAACGCGCTTGGTGGTATCGTCACCGCCTCCCTGCTCATCATTCTCGAACAGGGCACGGATTTTGGACAAATGAACGTCCAGCTTTGATTTTTTCTTGGTTGTCATGTTTGTGGATTGTTTAATTAACTCCTTTGCGAATACACCCTCGACAGAAAATCCCTCGACCCCTTTCTCCTTTACCAGCTCCCAGACCTCATCGTTAAGCACTTTGATCTTCACGAACCAACTACCCACCGGTAAGTCGAAGCCATACATTGCCGATTTGTCCTTCTCAGAATCTTCGACAAGCCATGTTTCGACCACGGAAAGGTCGTTCAGTGTAGCTTCATGCTCCAACGTCATGCTGCTCTGTTTACCTTGAAGTAGGAACTTCTCGGATAGTTCCCGAATGGTATCTGCTGTAAAAAACACGAAAAATTCTTCACCGTCATTATCGACACGGTAAATAAGTTTGTCCGGTACCATTGCAGGGCCAGCTACGATCCGCTGCTCCTCATCAATGGTCTTAAACGCAAAGGCCGGGTTAGGTTTCACCTCACCACTGGCCCCCTCCTCACTGAATGCGATCCAGTTCTGTTCGATTGCTGGATGCTTCACAAGTGAGATTGCGGTGATACCCTCACCGCTTCCGTCTTCCGATAATTTAAGCTCGATTATTTTCATGCTCCTGCGTTTTGACAAAGTTAAGCTACCGTATTGTCACTTAAAAACACTATTAGTGTGCTTATTATTCCAGCGTCACATCGGCCTCCCTCTGTTTCGCTATCTCCTGCTTAGCCGTTACCTCAGATTCAACGACATACGCCTTGGTAGCCTCCCTCCTCGTGGTGTCCTGTATGATGTTCACATCCGATGCAATCCCGACATCCGCATTGGTCAGGTTAGCCGATGATACAGATGGTGCTGCCAAACTTACGCTCGGCACCGATGAGCTTGTTGAGACCCCTGGTGTCTGCGTCTGTGCGATCCTTCTTACGTTCGCCATACCTGCTGCCAGTGCAGCAATAGCTGCCGGTATAGCCAGCACCGGCCCTACGACCGGAATAGCAGATACTGAGGCATGCGTTGCCTGAGCCCCTTGTATCGCTGACTTGGTGGCATCAGCTATCTGAATACCCTTTGCCAGCTTCGACCCCTCACCTAAGAAAGTGGTCAGGGCGTATAAGCTGTCCTGATAGATATTACGCTTGGCATTGGCTGTGTCCTGCTCATTTTTCAGCTGCCTGTCCGCCTCCTGCTGTTCTTTCCTGAACCGCCTCTCGGTCTGCTCAACCAGCTCGTCCGTCAGCTCCTTGTTGATCTTCTTGGTCTCATCAGCCATGTATTGCTCCATCTCGATATCGAAGTCCGCCATATCCTGTGCGAACTGCTTATCAAGCTCCCGCTGCTCAAGCTCGGCTGTCACCTCTGCCGACCTGCGATCCATGTATGCCTGATCTGCTGCCTGTTTTTCGGCTTCCTCCTCTGCTGCTATCGCCTTGCGCTTGGATGCCCACCTGGTATCAAGCTCAATATTGCGGTTTATCAGCTCCCTTTCTTTTGCCAACGAAGCAGCCCTGCGGTCGTCAAGCGTTGCTTCGGCTTGCCGTAGTGACAGGTATGCGTCCCTCTCGTCCTCAGTACCCTTGGCATTTTCAAAGGCTACCTGCGCTGCCCGTACCCTCTGCTCCTGTACCTTCAGCTGCTCGACCAGAATCTCTTTCTCCAATACGCTCGCTTCCGCCAGGGCCGACTTCTGATCTTCATAGCTGGCAGTCATGTCACGGGTGATTATAAGCAGCTCCTGCACTCTGGCTCTCCGCTCACTGGTGAAAGTCAACAGGTCAGCTTCCCCTGTCCTGAGTGCCTGAGTAATATCGAACAGCTCCTTGGCATTTTCTGAAGCCTCTGCCATGCGATCCCGCACCCCTTCCATTTCAATGCGTGCCAGCTTCCAAGCATTTTTAATGCCTATGGTTCTCGCCATAGCAATGGCTCCTGTTGCCTCACCAAGCGACCGCCTCATCTCATCACTGCTGGCTTTCGTTGCGTCAAGTGATCTGTTTAAAGCATCAGCCCCTTCCTGAGTGAAGAAAAAGGCTTTCCCCAAAGCCAACGCTGCTGTCGCCACCGCTGTGAATACAAGCACCAGCGGATTAGCCAGCAATGCTTTCGCTGCTGCGCTTATACCCTTCAGCCCGCCCTGCACTTTTGCTAACGGGCCAGGCAATGCGTTCAGCTGGTTATCCAGATCAGATGTGGATGCTGTTACATCCTTCTGCGCCTCCTCGACATTCTCAAGTGACTTGACCGCCTCATCCGTTTGGATGTCGATCTTTCTGACGATTATTTCTTCTTGCGCCATCTTCGTAGGTGTTTGAATTTCACCGGCAGTCTCCTGCTCACCTCGTCCATCGGCCTCTGATCCGTGTCGATGCTTAGCTTGACAAGCTGCCGTAAATTGCTGAATATTATCTGGTCAACGTTCTGCATTGGGTTACTTAATAAAGGTTATCATTGCTTTGATCTTGGTCGCTTTCTTCACATTCGGTGAATAGTCCCTGATCTCAAGGATGCGCAGACCCACCGGTGTGCCGTTCAGTGTGATAATGACGGTATCAGCAAAATCGAACTCCGCTATATCTATCGGATCAAGGATAGCCTCGAACTCTACGATCTTGATCCCTTCTGCGTACCTGTCCTGTAACATATTCCGGAAATACCGGTTGTACAGCCCCTGCTCACTCGGTGCTGAAACAATGGCAGGGCTGGGTGGTGACCAGTACGTGAAATTCAAGTCCAATGTGGTCGCCAATACATTCCAGCTGCTCGCTGAATACAGCCTGAAGTTGCTGAAATATGGGAAAGTAGTCCTTGCTGTTGTTGCCCCTCCTGATGCGTCCTGAGTGTAGTACGTCTTCCCTGCTGCCTTCGTGCCGTTGTAATAGAATAGCTGCAATCCCGGGGCTTTATACTCGATATTGTCCTCAGACTCATACATCTTGGCAACTAACAGGTCTGCATAGGCTGCACTCGCTACGCTCGATATGATCTCCTGCACCGGACCTGGTGAGAACAATGCGAAAGGCTTCATCGCTTCCTTCGTGAACGGCAACCTGGTGTCCTCCCTGTACGATCCATACGCCCGGCCTGCAATATCCCGGTACTCAGTGTTCAGCACATTATTGGCATGCGTCAGCTCCAAATTGACCGGATTACGCAGCTCACTGTTCACCGGCCTGACTCTCGGACTGTTCCTTATATCCACCTTATCAGACCAGTCTTTCTTCGACCCATAGGTAGCCATGTATTGATCCCAGGTATCAATATTTATGCGCTTCTGCTCATCCTGCCAGATGATGAGATTGAATATCTGAAGCACTCCCTTCAGGAAGTCTATCTGCTTGATATTTGTCCAATACTCAGACGGGTCTACACTTGTTCCGGTAACAGTGACAGATGTTAAACTGAATTTGTATGACGCTGAAAACCCAACCGAACCAGTTGCTGTATATCCTGAAGTAGCAGCCACTCGTATATCCACCGTGTCACCTGCTGCAAGGGTCAAGGCTTTCCCTGTCACAGTAACACCTGCGTTCCAAGTGAAGTTTATATTGGATCCTGACAGCACGTTATTCACATACCAGCCATAGTAGCAGGTCTGTGTTGAAGGTGTGCCTGGTGTCGGTGTGAAATTGAAATCGAAATAGTACGTCCCTGCTGCTGGGGCTACATATTGGAAATTCGTATTGTCAAAATCTGCATGAACAGGCGAACAGATGTACTTCAGCTTCCTGACTGTCGTATCAAGTGTTACCGAACCCGATGTATGAGTTGCTGAAAACATCCCTATCAGCGACACGAATGAGCTCAACGGGTTATTTGCCTGGACGTATATCTCCTCGACCTCTGACTCACTGAACCAGGTACCTGTCAGGGCCAGCCCCTGCGCTGAAAAGATCATCCTGATCAGCTCGTTTAATCGAAAGGCTGGGATGCACTCATTCAAGGTGATCGGTGTGCCGGTTGTGGATATATCCTTCAACACATTTGCAGTCGTGCTTTTCTTGTACAATCCATACCCGAACCCAAAGTCATGGATCGGGAATACCATATCGCCACCAAATATCGTCCGCCCCCAAGTGGTCACAATCTGTGAAGGGGTGAACGTCCAGCTGCTCATGTCCAAGTCGCTTATCAGGCTATCGCCAAGCAAGGTCTTGATCAGGAATATAACACCAGATATCGAAATACTATACTCCTCATTATCTGACCGCACCTCTTCCAGCTTCAAAGTTCCTTCAAGGATTATATTGGAATTTTCCAGCAGCCAACAGTTGGGTGTTTCTGCAGGACTCCACACAGTACCCACGCTTGACGGATCACCAAACTGACCAAAGAAATAGTCATTCCTTGGAGTGCTGGGCAATACGAATGAACGGCTGAAGCTACCCTTCCGCTTCTCAATATCCAACAGCTCAGCAAAGGTCTTGGTCAGCGCTATCGGGCTGTCCTCGCTTATGTCCAATTCATACCTGGAACCGTCTATCAGTTCAGTGATCAGCTCTATCATGGTGCAAAGTTATCTATGGACTTCCTGAACTGCATCTGGTACTGGTGCAATCCATCGTTACGGCTTGTCTGCAATCTCAGTGAGTTAGGTACGACCGTCACCTCCTCAAGCGTCCCGTCTGCATTGGTCATCAGGTAGCACTCCTCTGTCGCTAACAAGTCCTTAAACATCTCATTTACAGCATCGTCCATCCAGTCGGTGTTCAGTGTAAGCATATCGGACGACTCAATCCCATACCGCCTACGGCCTGTGGTCAGCTCTGACTGCTTAGGCTCTGCATTGACTGTCGTGCGCTGCTTCTTGGAAAACGACATGAACGACCACTGAAAGAACCGATCCCTGAACATGACGATTTCTTCATCATCAACACAGGTTTCAAGGTTCTTATAAATCTCGAATGTTTCCTCAACAGTATCAGCCCCTCCAATGGAAGGCCGGGTCGATAGTCGTATCTCGATGCTACCATAATCAGCATCGTCCGACTGCCCTGACTTATACAATGGGCAGTAAACAACATCCAGGTAGCCAGCTACCGTCCGGTCAAACTCCCAGTTATCGACCTGCTTTGTATTGCCGTCAAGGTCTCTCCATGTCCTGCGGATATTCATGTATGGGTTGGTCCCTGTCGCTGTCCAGCTCGGGTCATCTGTTCTTATCGCTACCATTATTCGGGAAAGGCCTGAATAAGGAATGAAATCAGTCAAGCCATTATACTGCCACCAGTTCACGATACCCCAAATATCGTTCGCTCTGTCTGTCCACCCACGCCCTCCGATGAAGGTAAGCAGTGAGCCGGTGTTTGTGGTGAACACGCCTGATAGGTAGTACTGCTCCTTGATCTGAACAGTGAACGTGATATTGGTATCTTCAAGCTGTGCCAGGGGCCAGGCCTCCTTTGTGATTTCAGTCGTCTTGCCATACGCCAATCGGCTTAATTTGACAGCCAGCTTGAACAATTCCGATACATCGAAAAAGCCATTCGAGGCTGTACCATCTATCGGCACAGTATATTTCGTCCCTACCGCTGAGCCACCAGCTGTCACCTCTGCCACATAACGAAACTGAGTGACGTTTGCCGTGCCATAAATGGTTGAGGTCAATTCAATGACCGCTGGGTATGATACCGAAATTACGTTCGGTGAGACTGAAGGGTTGCTTACTACAGTTACTGCCATCGCTTTACTGTTTTAGAACATCATCAAGATAATCGTTTATATCGTCCGTGAGGGCTTTCCCTATCACGTCATCGAACTTCTTATAATTACGGGCAAAAGCATAAGTGAAAAACCGCCTCGGCCTGATCCCTCTGGCATGTATGCTCCTCCTGATCGGAAACTCAGCTGACATAGGAACATTTTTCAGCTTGAGCCAGTTGCTCAGGTCGCCACCTATAGCTTTCTTGCTCGACTTGAACCTGTACTCCGGTCGCCCTTCTGACTTGTTATACGCTACCGGCATCGACTTGCCATTACGGTAGTGCAGCTGCCCTGTTCCCGATACTCCCTTATCCAAGAAAGCACCGTAAAGGCTCATAAAGAAGGACAGTGTGCCATCCCTCCACCGATAACCTATGCTCGACCACAGGCTCCTGGTAGCATTAGCATGCTCCCGTGTGAGGTTGCCCCTTGCATCCTTCACCACAGCTTTGGCAAACTTATTCACCGCCTCATCCAATCGTGCAAAGCTAATTCTCGCCATCCGGTCTATTCATTTCGTACCAGTGTTCAAAAAGCACCCTCCGCCTCTTGTATGCGTCAGGGTACCAGGTTATCATTTGTGGGTGTTCAAGACCCCTGCTTTCGTACTGCTCCTCTGTCTCTCCCTCCTCAATCTTCAAAATCAACGAAAAGCCCTCAGTTGCTTTCGAGGTTTCAAGTTCCGTTTCGGCATGTATATTACGTTCACCGTTCATGAGATAATCCAATTAACTGAGTATCAATTATGTAGGAACCGTGTAACATTCATAGCCCTTGCTCATCGGTACCTGTATAGCCACCTGCCAGCCACTCGATAAAGTGTCATGGTAGTCGTAAAGGGGTTGCAGTGATACATCGTTCTCGGTGTAGATCAGCTGCTGCTGGTTCAATGTCGCCAGGATATTTGTCAAAGCCGTGTGCATGGCACTCATCACTTCCACAATGTCCGACCGGTCTTTCTTCACCTTACCCATGCACAACAGAGTGAAGTTGAGGTATATCATCACCGATCCCTGTCCACCAGTGATAGGTGACTCCTCCGTGCGGATGAACCCTCTTGGCCATTCGTGCTTTTTCTTCGTGTCGAAGTCAAGCTCCCTGCCATCGTCCACACTGTATAAGGCAGGACTGGCATTCATTACTGTTTTAAGACTTTCTACTGCGTCTTGATAGGTCTGACTCATATCCGTAATAAGTTATCGTTTCCATAATGCCACGCTTCAGCGCACTGTCAAAATTTAGGAATTGTTTCCCGGCAACAGTGTAGATAAAGTTATACCAGCCCCACGCATCACCTCCTCCACCGTCAGTTCCGGGATTTGGGGGAGCGATTCGTCCAAAATATGCAAGCACCTCTGCGTGACGTGCAAAAAAAAACCGGTTGCCCCCTTGACGACATCCAGCGTCATATCCTTCAGGAATATCGCCTGCCGCTCCTGCCTCTCTGCCTGTGTCTCCGTGACATACGATTTCAGCCTGTACTTATTGCCCAGCTTGGCATCTATCGGCCTGTACAGCACAGCCATGATTTTATGAAGGCTCTCTGCATACACATCAGCCTTGGACATCGCATCAATATCAACGAACGCCCCTGTCTCCATGTCCCGCACATCCTCGATGAAAGCATACTTTCTCCTCCTGTACTTCACCACTCGATGCAAAGCTGTCGATGTCTGCAGGTTGATCATATCAAAGATGCGGTTGTATATCGAATCCAAGTCAGCATACAACACCTTCGCAATCTCCTGCGGACTCCTGCCAGTCATGATAGCCACCGAATGCACCTTCTTAGCAAACTCGTCCATGTTCTCGTTGGCGTCAATCAGCAAAACCCGCTGCGCCTGTTCCAGAGTGATGTCACTCAGCTCCCTCGGTACGTTCAGCTTCATCCTTGCGCCATTTACGTGTGACAAATTTCCAGCCGCTCATATCTTTGAGCTTCTTCAGCTCCTCCTGCTTCTTAAAAAGTAGATCCTGCGTCTTTCTGAACGCTCCCCTTGACTTACTCAACTCATGCGCCAGCCTCTTATTGCTGTCGAATAGCTTTAAGCATTGCGTGATGAGCTTCTGCTTGTCATAGACGACCAGCTCCCGCTCAAGTTCTTCTCGTTTTAGTTCCTCTGCCATTGTGTTTGGTTTTTATGTTCGTTCGTGCATACCCAATTTAATATAGCAAGTAGACATGATGCAATTTTTATCTGTCTTAGCCCACACAGTCCAGTTGTCTGCCGGTGTCGCTGTGAATATCCCATAGCCCTGGACTACCCTCTCCTTATCCTTCTCGACAAGGTGAATCTCTCGTGAAGCTTCAAACCCATCATATTTCTGCGTAACAGTCAGCAATGTGTTCTGCTCGCTCGACTTTATGCAATACTCAGCATAATAATCGACCCCGAAACTTCCCTGAATTTTCAGCTTGTTACCATCGGAAGCTTTGAACTTACTCAGGTAGTTGTATATCTCGGTGTCGTAAAAAGTGACCTGCTGCTCGACCCCTGCCACAAAAGGAATGGAATACCCAGCTTTAAGCTCCAATGCGATAGCTGATTTTATTTCGGCCCCTGGGCCAATGTCAAGCCAGTTATAGCCATCTCCATAAATCAACTGGTGATCGCTTCTCAGAAAAAGGATAGCCCCCCTGTCAGGCGGTATACCGAAATGACTATCAACGACCTCAGCTTGCAATTTGAAAGACGTACTCCTGATTTCAGACATATCTTACGATTTGACGTATTCAAAGTCACTGCCCGGTGCATCCACCTGGATATGAGTGTCCAAATCCATCGCCAGCTCAGCCAACGATGAGGGATCAGCCCCGGCAAATAAAGTGCTTGCGTTTGCGGTGTCCCTCCACAATGCAATGGTGAGTAGGTCTGAGATGTTTGCATTCGACAGGTCAATATCAGGGAACAGTGAAATCTGATTCAGCACCCCTGATGTATAGGTGAAAGCATGGGACTCAATCACCCCGAACGTGAAATTGGAATAGTCGGTCTCAACAGCTCCCGCCTGTCCGTTCCTGTCCAGCTTCCACCCCAACAGCCAGTTCGGTATGTTTGCCGACTGCTGCTTCCAATGCAGGTGAGGCTTCCCATTCGTGGTCAGCTTCCACCAGTGTTGGAGCTGTACGTGTTGGATAATGACTTCCTCCGTGTACCTGGCATTATTGTCAAACTGAATAGCCCCATTGAACGGATTGTATGAGTACCTGGTCGCTGCTACGTCCAGCCTCTGACCAAACAACGGGCCAAGCATATCGACCCAGTACGTGTTATTGTATGGTGCAGCAATTATCTCGTGCCATTGCGTGCCATCGCTGATCTTGTAGGTCTGTGAGCTCTCATCGAAAACTATGGCCCCTGCCTCCATTTTCAAACCGGTGGTATTTGCCACGCTACCGGCCTTCACCTTGTACCCTGAATTTGTAAGTAAAGTCATATCCCTGATTTTTGACCAAAGTTCAGTAATTCTGTACTCACATAAAAACACACTACGACACAGAATAGCTTCCAAAGTTCGGGTTGCGCCTGATATGAGCCACCCCGTACCTGATTCCATCGATGCCGTGATCCCAGCCCTTGACAGGCTCTCCCAAGAACTCCCCGGTGTTTTTATCCTTCTTATATGAATACCTGCGGAACTCCTTGATCGTGTTGGTGCTGTCCTTAGTCACATTCGTAACAAAGCCCTTCATCGTCCTCAACCCATGCCGTACACTGTCTGGCCCTTTCACTGAAGGGATCACATTCAGACCCATACCCCTTAACTCTGCATTCGACTTCGGCTCTGCTGAGTCTGCCACAATCTCGACCTGCGTCCTCAGCTTCAGCAGCTGCTCATGGCTCATCTCCTCGATGTCGTCCATCTCTTTGAATATCTCCCGCTTCAGACAGTCATGGATGTCTTTATTGAACATACCAGTCTTATACTCGATCTCTCTGGCCCAGAACTGACCATCTGAATACATCAGCTCGTTTATCGCTGTCGGGTCTTGACTGAACCCATAATCGACTACGAATATCCTGCGCTTGTATTCCTCCGGTAAGGCATCGCACTTCTGCCAGTTCTTCCCCTCCTCAAAGATCAGCCCTTCCAGTGATCCATACTTACCCAATACATAGACCCTGTAAAAGTTAGGGTCGGTGTTGGCTCTTGTTTCCAACGCATCGATGATGCTCTGCTCGACATGTGGGTTATCGTGATACGTGGCATGTATCACCGCCACATCATCCCTCTGATCTTGCAGCTTGGTAGCCCAGAACGGTGCTACCGGATTCCAGGTGAGGAGTATCTGCAGCCTCGTCCTGATCTCCACCTGGTCGAATATCCCTTTCTTGACGACATACGCCTCATCTATCAGCACCAGGTCATGCCTCATGGCTAAGAATCGCAGCTCCTCGTCTGCCGGTACGAATTGTAGGATTGAGCCCTTCGGAAAATAGTAGGTATTGTCCACCTTGTTAAACCGGTCGGGGTCGTACTTCCTTCCCATTACGATGGTCTGCCAGTCCCTGAACACGGATTTCTTTATGACCGGCACCGACTCACCGATGACAGTGATCACCAGCGGTACCTCGCTCACCTCGCCCCAGGTGGTGATATATTGAAGGGCCGATATGGTCTTGCTTGATGAACTACCCCCGTATAGACAAATAATCCGCTTATCGACTACCTCTGACAAGCGGGTGAACACATTCGTAGTGACGAACGGCACATTGTTATCCGGTGCGCTTCTTATCATTGTGTTTGTGGATCACATCCATCACACGGTTCACAGCAGCCTGGTTCTCCTTCACAATGAAAGCCGGTTTATCCTCGATGCTTATCTCCTGACGCTCCACATAGCCCCTCGACTTCATTCTGGTCTTTGCGAAAAATATCGTCATGGTGATATTCCCATCCTGTATAGCCTTCATTATCTTGGACTCCACGAAATCAAAAGAAAACTCCGTCACCTCCTCTGCCGCTGCCGCATACTTACTGTCCGCCTTGATCCACCGGTGATGGGTGCTGCGCTCAATCCCTACCGCTTTCGCTGCTTGGGATATATTGCCCAGGTTCTTTTTCAAGGCTTCCAGCATCGCTTTCTTTTTTACCGCTGTTGCAGCCCGTGGCGATACCGCCCCCTTCTTTCTGGGAGCTTTCCTGCTCTGCTTAGCCTTTGCCGGTGTCTTTTTTGCAGGCACGGTTATTCCTTTATCGGTGAAGCATGCCCAGCTTTTGGTAAATACTCCGCCATTAGCATTTTCTCAACAGCAGTGGAGGCACTTGCTGCATCAACAGCATCACCATCAACCTTAGCTCTCGGAATACACGACACAATGGAATAAATCTTTTCCCAAAGTTCCGATCTTGATACTTCGCTTCTGTTTTCCATAGTTGTAATTTTTATGATTATACGCCTTTGATTGGCACTGAGACTCTACCATTGAGGAGATCGCCCATTTTCTCGGCAGGCATCTTATACCGGATCACTCCCGATCCCCACTTCTCGATGATCGCTTTGCAATACCGCTCCTCGTATTCCATCGTCCTCATGGAAACTATTCCGCCTGCGTTGTCTCCATGTCCACAAAAATACGCCATTTTCTCCACACGGAGCAGCTTCCTGTACCGGTGCATCTGTTGTAAAGCCATATCGTAGTCGTCCTTGCTTCCCATTGACTCATCGAATAACAAGTCATGGTCAAGATGTACCTGAAATGGCCCAAGGGTTATATTGGTAAGGCTGAAGGGTCTGAACTCCTTGTACTCACGCTCATCGCCCGCTGTCCTCTGTGATACGCCCCACATCTTACAGCCAAAGCCATCCGCTACCTCTGTGAATTGATTCAGGACTGCGTTGACTCTCTGTTTCGGTAGCTTGATGAATGAGATGAATCGCTTCTGCTCCCTGGTTCTCCCCTCCATGTATAACAGGTGCCTCACATCATCGTCCAACATGAGCAACGGTCGTGGGATGTTTTGCAATATCCAGTTGCGCTTCTTTGCAATGTTTCCATCCGCCTCATCCGGAATTACGATCATGCGCTTCTCGGGTAACACCTTCAGGTACTCGTCCCTCTGTGATTCAGGCAGGACATATTTTGCGCCTGAGAAGTAAAGCTTCCCCTCCAAGTTGTGCGACCGCTTGTATGTAGGTATTACGATGTTCATTGTTCCTCGTGCCTGAAGTCCTCTGGGTATTCGATATATCCAATAACCGGCAACAGCCTCTTAAGGTTTTTCTTCGGCTTCACTGTGGTGAATTTGCCCAGCTCATAAATCAGCTCCTGCAACTTCTCCCCATCCGGTTCTGGTAGTTTATTGCCTCCTGAATCTGCTCCGATGTTTACCTGTTTTGGCCTGCACTGTTTTACAAGCTCTACCAATTCCTCCAGATCAAAGTCCATTACCGGCTCGATGGTCACATAGGTATCGAATGATTCAGCCAACACACCCAGCCAGTTTGCCCTGTCCATGGGTGTCGGTGTCCTTCCCATCTGAACATAGTTGCGATTCGTCTCAATGGTCACACATAATGCTGAGCCCTTCGGAATGATCTGCCTGAAATCATACATCAACTGCGGATTCTTCGTCTGAAACAAATACCTGTTATCTGGGTACATGGAGCAATGTATCAAAGTGTCCGCTACCCAGCCGTGCTTTATTCCTTCTGCAAACAGGTCACAGGATGAACCCACAAAGATGAAATTACCAATGCCCAAGTTCGTGCGAAGCTCTTTTTCATCCAACCGTACAGGGTTGAGGTTTCCCCACCGCTTCATGTAGCAATAGTCGCAATCATGTGGGCAGGCTCCCTTCACAGCATTCCAGGTGTGCGTCACCCAATCGTACATATTGCCTTTCGATTCATTGAGTCCCATCAGTTCATATCGTCTTTAGGGTGGTTGTTTATTACCGGCTTCTGATCGATCTCAAACAGGTGTAGGGTGTTCGGGTGCATATTCACAAACTCCGCCTCCGGTGGGAATATCTGCGCCATGTACACATCGTCAGGCAGGTACTTGTACCGGGCAAACTTCAGCTCTGCATAAACCGGCAGCCGGTTCGGCAGGGATATGCTCAGGTGCCATTTATCATCGTCCAAGCTGAGTATGTAGCCCACCTGTACGACCCTGAAGCCGATCAATTTCTTGCCGACCTTCGCCCTGAACTCCTCCTTAGTGCAAGGGAGAGTTAAGACATTGTTCTCGTTTCCATCTACTGCGATTTTCATTTCTCTGATTTTAGGTTTTTGCACTTCGACTTGAGGGTATCCGGGCAATGAGAACACATCCCATCGCAATCGGATGCCCACAAATACAATCGATCTAATAGTTTCCGGAACATTACCTCCGGTTTTTCCTGCCTGCCGACTTTCCTTTTGAATAAATCATGTAGCCGAGGACAAAGACAATAATTCCAATCGCAACTATTCCTGCGATGGCTCCGAATGTAAGTGTTAATGTGGTCATAATGATATGTTTAGGTGAATATTAAAATTATCTCAATTCAAGGTGAGGCATATCAATGAAAGTGCCAGGCTCAAGAAACTGCGTATCCCTATCCCAATCAGCTCCCGATCTCAGCTGGTGTTCGATCTTGCCCTGTCCATGCAGCCATTTACCAATAGTCAGGAATGAACCGACCAGCACCATCATGTGCGCTTTATCATATCTCAAATCAGGCCTGCCAGGGATATAAGCAGATACATCAATGGCATATCCAAAGCCATCCGCTTTTTTCTGGTGGTTTGATTGCTTATGGTAGCCATCACAATAGGTAACTACGCCACCAGTCTTGATCCATGCCTGCGGGTTCGTCCTCGGCAATCCACCGGCATTACTGTACGTCCGACCTATCTGCCAGAGCTTGTGCTGCTCCTCCTGCGTCCTGACTCCATCGGTCAACGTGAAATCAATAGGTGAGCTCTCTGTCGCCACCTTGATAATCTTGATCAGGTCATCGTGTAGCCCTGACTCCAATACTTCGATACTTCTCTTTCCAAGTGTCCACATAGTTCAAATTCCTTTGTATGGTGATTTAGGTGTTAAAAATACGCCTCGCTTCTGATCCCAATTAAGAACATCGCTTCCCCACTTCGTCAGCAGCTTCTTGCTGTCCGCCAGGCTCTCCTCCTTCGATTCTATCCCTCCGGTCTGCTTCTCGTCTTTCATCTTGCAGGTCAAGCTGAAATGATTAAACCGCAACGCTCTGCTGTCTCTGTGAACGTGCTGCAGCCAGAAGTCCATGTCCGACTGACGGTCAAGTGATTCATCGTACCGCAGCTCAGTGATCAGTAGTCCTGTCACCGTGTAAAAGAACCGGCCCAATGAAAACGGTAGGTTTACCTCCTGGTGCAACGGCTGCACATCGGCACTGAACCCAAACAGGTGAGCGCCAAAGCCCTGAGCCACATGGAAAGCATTGTGTAACAGACCCATAAATTCCCAATCCATCAACAGCTGATTTGATAAAGTGGACTGTACCGATACAAAGTCATCGTCTATCATAACCAGACCCTTGTTGCCCCTTTCCAGAGCCAAATCAATACAGGCATTCCTTTTCCTTGCGATATTCCCGTCTCGTTCATCCTTGATCGTCAATACCCTGCCAGGATAGTTCTGCTCGTAGTCCTCTCGCTGTGATTCAGGAACCACAATGTGCGCCTCGGGAAAGTACTGCGCTGTCGGCTGCTGTGCCGGTCGGCCATAGGACGGTATGAACAGCTCCCATTTCATAGCCTGTTGATAACCGGTGCGCCCTTGATCACACGCCCGATACCTATCTTCTGGGATTTCACGGTCTTGATAGCTGACTTGACGTTCTTCAGACCCAGCTTCTCGACCGCTACCTGCCAGTCCATTGGGTTATCGAAATACAGCACCACGTAATTATGCTCAAGCAGCAGCTCCTCTGCAAACTCGATCTGGCCCTTCACATCAGCGCCCGGCCCCTCCTCTGGTGCCAAGTCCCAATTATCAAGCTCCTCGAAAGTGTACTCCTCCGCCAGCACCTCCTCATCCCATGTACCGGCCTCCTTGTTGTCCAGGATCACAAACTTACGCCACTGCTCCGGTGTGAAGTCCTCCACCTTCTGCACCCATTCGTCAGGCACATCCTTGTAACCCAGCTCAAGCAAAGCTCGGTAACGCTGGTTCCCTCCTTGGATTACATTGTCTTTATCAACAGCTAATCCACGGACAGCTAACATTTCAGGAAAGCTCTCGATGTCACTCTTCAGCTTCTCCATGTTCGCCTTGGTGATCTTACGTGGGTTCTTCTCATTCGGTTTAAGGTCTGCGAGTAATATCATTGCACATTATCAGTTTATGGTTGTTACTTGGTTTCCTTCACATCGGCCTATCTGCTGGGTGAAGGATGTTTAATTTCATTCCAAAAAAGCTCAGGCTTTTACCTGATTCTGTACTTGAGGGCATACTCAAGGATTTTCTGACTCTCTTCGATTTTCCCATTGCCTGTCGATGTTATGATAAAAGTTTTATGCAGGTAGAACGGCTCCTTCAGCCACTTCCTCAACGTGGGCTGCGATACATCCAAAAACAAAGCCCCCTCCTTCCGGTATCGGAAGTTGAGGGCTCGCCCTTTTTCAGTGTCAAGAATAACGATCATACCCAGTGTTCGCATGTATATTCCCCGGCCTGCTCATTGTAAGCCAATGATTCTACCAGGGATGGCTCACCTACTTTATACCTGCTGCATCGCTCACAAGGTCTGCGCTTATATTTCCGAATCCCAGGTATCAAATAGCCTCCGCATTTTTTTAGAGACTTCTTGCTCGGTTTAGCCATTAGTTTAATTCAATGTTCCGCTCTCTCATTTCCATACGGTCAGTGAGTCGCTTATAGGCTTTCTCTGCTCCCTCCTTCGTGCTGGGTGCATAAGCCGTGTTTCCAAAGTCCTCGTTTCTCGGGAACAGCTCCTTCGCTTTCAGCTCGACCTTTTTTCCTTTGATTGTGATAGTCTTTGGCTTCTGCTCCCTGATAATAAACACCTCATAGCCGATGATCTCACCTTCGAGACATACATCATACATGGCTACGTGCCGGTTCCTTTTCACCAGGTTGTGGGTGAATACTTGCCGCTTAATTTCTTTGCGTAAAGTTTCCATACCAACAAAGGTAGGAAAAATATTTGTACGTGGAGGCCTCTGCGTGAAAAATTATTTCACTGACTTAATAAGGACTACTATCAAAGTCAAGGCGAACAGCCCTACCATTACCCAGAAAAAAAAATAGCTCGTCACCGGTTTCTTGACCGGCACCTTATGAACTACCTGGTTCGTGTAGACTATTGTATCAGTGTGTAATCGAATTGCGCTGTCCAGCTTAAACTGAAGCACTGAGTCCTTCTGCTGCAATAACAATTTCAGCTTCCGGTTTACAATCCACGCTTTAGCTGTCGCCAGCTCTGTCTCTACCCTGACAGGATCAACAGTGACATAAATAATCGAATCTTTGGTAAGGATGATCTCTTTCTCAGCATAAACTGTATCGCCAGGGAGGTACTTGTAAACGATGGTGTCCTTGTACTCAGTGTGGTGGACTGTTTCGATCTGGGTGATCGTGTCCGGTGGAAATTTGACCAGGCATCGCTGCTGCGTGACGCAACCGGTCATTAATATGGCAATGAATAATATGAAAAGCTTTTTCATTTGTCGTTTTTTTCCATGGGTTTCTGACCAAGCTTCAGCCCTACGAATACGCCTTGTAACGCGGAAAAGGTGGCTACAAGTGCGCCTGCCTCAATACCAGTGAATACCAAGTACGTGCATAAAGCCATATTCCATGCCGACCCAATGACAAAGATCAGCCTTGTTGAGCTGAACCCTCCATCGTTGCCGGTTAAAAATCGTTTCTGGTTGTTCATAACTTAAAATAGGGAGGCAGGCCGTAGCCCCCTCCCTTCTCTCTCTACGGGGCTGAGCCCCTGCGTTGGTTTACTCTGGGTCTTTGGCGAGCCATCCGGTAATAACAGCAACTAAAGCTCCTGCTCCCTCAAGAACAAGGGCAACAGCTGCCTGAGCCTCTACCTGAGATTCAGGGTCTACTGTGCCAGGCCAAACAATGCCAGCCACCATTAATACAGCTGCGATCACGCCTCCGATTGTTGTTTTCCAATTTTTCATAATGAAATTTTTTGTGGTTTATTACTATCCAAAATGGATTCCGATTAATACCCCCGCCACAATTCCAATTATCGTAACGGTTATTCCGATGATCCACCGGTTCCGCCTCCTTACGATCTCCTTGCCTTTCTCCTGTCCGATCTGATTCTCTTGGAATTTCAACAGCCCACTGATACCAGTTTGTAAACTACCCACCGTTTTCTCTAAGCTACCTACCGCCCTGTTCAGGGCCGGTACCGTCTGCGACAATCCTTCTGGACCCATTATGATGCGTTCAAGTGATGCTACCTTTTCTTGAAGCCTTGATATTTCAGCTTCCTTTTTACAATAAGCAGGATGATCTGGCATTTCTTCATTTCTTCGGTGCAAGTTACAAGATTTGACAATTCAAAGCAAATGCCCATAGCATTGCGAAATTTCAACGATCTCCTTTTTGCAACGTACCACACCACAGCCGGTGTGATCTGCTTGGTTTGCCCGTGCGCTGTTGTTGAGGTGATGGCATAAAAAAAGGGGAAACATCCTGCCCAGCGGTCAAGCTGAGTGGTTATGCTTCCCCTCGATCAGAGGTATAAAACCACAATGCGTGGTCAAGTTACGAAATTTCTCTATTCTCTCCTGTCATCATACTGACCAGGCAACCATACAAAAAACAGCATGTACAGCCACCCAAGTATGAGACCTAAAGTTTCTGCTTCCATTTAATCGCTTTTAGGTTCTAACTTCGGCCTGCCTTTCTTCAAATGAACATCAGCAACGACTCCTTTATCAATAAAATCCTTGATTGTGGCATTCTCTCCTTTTTCCCTCACTAATTCAGCAATCGCAATTATATTGACAGCTTCATCAAAGCGGATATTTATATTGCAAAGTCTCAGCCCAAGCTTGAAATTCTTAATAAACTTTTCGGTTTTGTCCATAGGCTCAAAATATTCAAGTTCCATTTTTCTTATTGAATAAGTGAAAATACATTTCCATAACAGCTTCGGCTACAGCTATTCTCATCCAAAAGTTACGACCACAAAATTCAAATCCGCTGTGCAATCTTATCTCAATTTCAGCCATCATTGATTCATGTGTGGTTACTTTTTGGACTTCAGGATGTTCAAAAATCAAATGTCGAATACGACCCATGTTTTCACACATTAGAATTTCATCTCTCCATTTTCTGAGTCGCTTATAGTACCTCAGCTTTCTTTTTCTGTTCATGTCGAATCATTTAAATCAATTCCTTGGGTGATCTCCTGCAAAGCCTTTTCATATCCCAACGTGAAAGCCATCTGCAAATGCGAGTCAATAGCTGCAGCATCATCGTCCTTCGCTTTCGTTGTGAATATTATCAGGCTCCGCAATCGTACCAGGTTATTCTTCCAAGTCCTTCGACCCACGACCTTGTGGTTTATACTCACCGGATGCGACTCGCTTCCTGTATTCACTTAATCCAATGAGTAGGTTGTTTACCTGAGTATCTATCGGCACGCCAGGGTGCTTAATCCCTGCTGCTTCAGTCTCAGGCTTGAGGATTCTATGGTAAAGGATCCAATTTGCCAGGGTCGGATAGTTGATACGTACCCGATACTGGCCCTGCTTCGCCATTCCATGCTTCAAAGTAGCCCATAGCTGTGCCGGTCTTACACCAGGCCAGCTGACCTGTAACAGATCGTACAGCTCCTCGACCATTTCCTTCAGTGCATCAGGATCAGGTATCGACTCCATGTTCAGCCTGATACATTTCAGCACCATCGCCATCAGTAGCTCTTTGAACTTGCCAGGGTCTACCTGCTTGAGCATTGCCGTTTGCAACGCCAGCCCTTTTTCTTGCTTTGCTGGTTTCATAGCCCCGCCTCCTTCATTATCTGATCAGCTTTATCGAACGCTTGCTTCTGCTGCTGCTTCGATATACCCGATCCCTGCTTCAATTCGTACCAATCCTTCCACCCGTTAGCCATGCTCTGTTCCATCATTTCAATAGCAACAGACATATCGCCATCGGACTTGTTCTGAAGCCTGGTCAAAGCTGTCTGCTCTCCCATAGCTTTATAAGTGAAGCCGTGCTGCTCTTTCCTGTAATCCTTCCACACCTGCCAACGGTTCAAAAAGAGCTCATCGTCCCAAGGATATGCCAAGGGTTTCGACTTCCCCCTTGATAATCCCCCTTTACTATCTCTCTTTTTTGAATTAGAAATAGAAATATTAATTGCATCAGCATTTGCTTCTGCATTTGGATCGCTCCCTTTCCACCGTTTTTGAGATGCTGCTGAAGCTCTTTGGCTCTTAGCCTTTGCTTTCTCTACTTCAATTAACATCCTTGGATTGAAGAACTTGCCATCCTGCGACTGCATGAACTTTTCCTGCACGCAAACGTGACCGCAATTCTCCTTAAAAAAGGTTTCATCTAAATAGCCTCCGCTGACAGCCTGCTCACAAAGCAGGCGAATGTACTCTCCAATTTCTTCGTCTTGCCATCTCCTGACAGCAAAAAGAAAGTCCTCGGGGTAAAATACTACACCCTTAAAGCTTATCTGTTTTTCCATATCTCTGATTTTTAGAGGTTAATAAGCATAAAACTACAAAGCAGCACCCTCTGATAAAAACACCAAAAGGCACTGCATTTGCATATTCATTTGCTTATCCGTCCCGTTTTTCGTTCTTCCCCAGGTACATAATGTAGTCCGGTTCCTTCTCTGATTCCTTGAAGGTATTCGTGAAGATCACGACCCTCGCATTACCGTTGAGGTTTCCACTTAATACCAGGTTACCATTACGGTCTTCGGACTTCCACAGTCCGGTAACTTTGATTAATTCACTATTCGCCATTGTTTTGAATTTAAGGTTATTATCTCGTTTTGTGTAGCGGCCTGTTATCCTTCAAAGCATCACGTAACCGGAACGATCTCAGTGTCTCACCCTCCTTCAGCACGCCTCTCAGCGCCATCTTCGTGTTCATGAAGTTGGGATTAGCAAATGAGGTGGTTCCTCGGTCAATATCACGAACCACATACCTGTGGCCCACTGCCTCAACAAGCATCAGACTGCCTGCATTCTCAATGATTCTCGCTATCATAAGCTCATTAATTCATGGTAGTTGAAATGATCACCCAAAGCCTCAACGATGCTCGTAGTCTCCTCATCGAAGCCCCTGAATTGATTATTATACAAGGATACACGCTTTGGTACTCTAATCCTGTTCAGGACAAAGTTATGCCCTTTAGGTGTGATACGCCAGTGGCCTGCACTCTTAGCCCCTTCTGGCCCCTCCTGGTTGTCCTCCTCAATGATACCCCAAAACCGCAACAATGTCCAGTCATGGTTATTGCGATATTTGTGCTGTCTGAGGAAGTCCTTCACATTCACCCAATCAAGCCGGGCATGGCTGTACATTCGTATCAATGCCACCGCCATCCCACTGTTGAGCTTCCGCTTGTACAGCTTCACATACTGTCCACAACAGGGGCATGTTACACCCCTGTCGTAGTTGGCACGTAAAAATTCCTTGGCCTCCTTTATGGTTTCCATTAGAAAGTCACCCTTACATAGGAGGAGGATCGCTTCACCGGTGGGTGGCGCAGCACCCCTTCGACCTCTGTGGGCTTTTTCAAAGCCTGCAGCACCTTCTCTTCGTCCTTCCGCTCATTGGCAGCCTCGGTCTCTCTGGCTTTACAGTCTGACCAGATTTCATCTTCGGAATAGTCATACCGTGCGCTCTCTGCCTTGGTGAACTTCACCAGGTTATGTGCGAACGTCTTGTCAGGGTACAGGTCGGCATGATCCAGCACTGCGTCCTTGAAGTTCTGGTTGTCCTTCACTGCTTTGATGATCTTCTCGATGGCATCTATCTTGGCCCGTACATCCAACGGATCGGCCTCGCCATTCATTACGCCAGCTACAATAGCTTCAGCGAACATTTTAATACCCTCCTTGTTGGAAGGTATGTCTGCGATAATCGAAATTGCTCTACTCATTGTATTGATTTTAAGTGTTAAAAAATCCCATTGCAGGGCCGAAATCGTCTGCATCAGTATAACAGTCTGGTCTACCCTCTGAAAAGATTATTCCGTTCCTCACGTATGAGAAACCAGGATATGGCATACCAGGCTCGATGAATTTGTGACGAATACAGCCACAGATTTTACATTGATGGGTTTCCAGATCATACTCTTTCGTCTCGATCTTTTCCCATTTATGCCGAACCATTACTCCGGTTCGTGATCAGGCGGAAACTCACGGCCTGACGGTTGGGTTCCCTGCTCATCGAATCCCATGTTCATCTGCTCACCGTCTGCGCCAGCCTGCTTCGCCTCTGCCTCCTGACGGTCAAAAGGCAGATCATCATAGGTCATGGCCTCATTCAGCAACCGCTCCTCGTTCGCCTTACTGATCCGGTACTTGGCTTTGATCTCTGTCACCTTGCCACCGTCAGCCAGGTACTTGACAGCTTTCTGCCATGTATCGGTCACTTTCCCGGCTTTCTCAGGGTTCAGCCAAGGCTTCTCATCTGCTTTAGCTGCCGTAGAGCCCTTGGATTTTGCCTTCGTTTCGCCCTGTGCATCGGTATCGTCATCCTCGGTCACCAGTCCAAGGATTGACATAAGGGCGTACCTGCGCATGTAGGTGATAATTGCACCCTTCGATTGCACGACATTCATACCCTTGAACTCTTCCTTCGGCAGCTCAATCTTGCTGTCGATCATCTCTGCGCTGTCCACATGAACCACATTCGTAAGGATGTACTCTACACCCTCCCTGGTCACAATAGGCTGGGAAAATACCAAGCCCGCTTTTTTTAAGTGTGGCTTGATCTCCTCGATGATATGTGGCAAACTACCGTACTTGTAGCTCCATTTACCATCGCCCGCTTCCGCTTTAGACTCTTTCTTAATAGCAGGGCAGTCCTGCTGAAACACTGCCAAGGCAGCATACACAGATGCCGATTTGACGGTCTTGGCCTCCGCCTTCTTCGCACCAGCCTTGCCGGTCGAAGCTTCTTTTGCTTTTTCTGTCATTTTGAATTGATTACAGTCCTTGATTCTGTTTTTTAATCTCGAAGATACCCCTGCGAATCAATCGGAAATATACTTCGTAAATAGGGATTTTCTTACCCTCCTTGAGAGTGAATAGTCCTTGGATTTTCCTTACATCACCGTGTAAGTCTTCAGGCACCATAAGCCTCAGATTAACTTCCCTGTCGTTGATCGCCATTAGTTGCTCCTTTCCTTTTTAATCATATCAACAAGGCTGTCGATGGCACTGCACCCTTCCTGAGCATGGCCCAACGCCTCGACCTCTTTCCTGATCTTGCAGTCGTCCTGCTTCTTGCAGGATGCGCAATCAGGCTTGATCGATTCAAGCATATTTTTCAAGTGGTGATAGATCACAGCCTCCTCAAACAGCTCGGCAAGCTGTGGGTCTTGATCCATCGCATCGGCCAGCCTTTCCTTCAGACCTTCACCAAGGTCATTAGCCATCAGTACAGAGTGTTTACTGTCCATCGCTCCCACAATCAGGAACGGCTTACCAGACAGTATCATTTTCATCACTTGGTCAAGTGCTGTTTTCAGCCCCTTGGCCCCGTGCATTTCATGTCGTCCTGGTTCCATATTTAAAAGATTGTGGGGCCAGCTCTCACCGGCCCCTGGTTTGTTACTTAACGAAATTCGCCATCATACCGCTTGCAATATCCTGAAGGTCACGCTTGCGGTCTGCGCTCTCCACCTCATTGGCAACGTGAGTGATACCCTGCGCCAATTTCCAGAGGGTGTTCTTCCCCTGCAGCCCATTCTCAGGATCGCTCTCGTACAAGGCTTTATTCAGCATCTCGACCTCGCCTTGAAGCATGCCGGTCTTTGGCAATGCCTTGACTTCGTTCTGGAAGTCCAGCTCAATAGTTGAAGCCTCTTGGATCCTTTCTCTCTCCCTGGTCAGGTTCTCCTCAGAATAGACGCTATCCATGATGTCACGCACCATTAATGCCCTCGCCTTGGTGTCTGCCTCAACGGTCTCCTGAGCAAACGTGATAGCACCGGTCTCCTCGAT